TTATTCAAAATTTTGTATAGCTTCATCGAATTCTAAGTGTTGTTTATGGGTAACGTGTAAATAAATTTTTCTTGTAATATCAGAATTGGCATGACCAACTCTATCGGTAATTAAACTTAATGGATATCCTTCCTCTGCAAGTTTGGAAACGTGAGTGTGTCGGAAGATATGCGAGGTAGCTTTCTTCTTCCACTTCTGTTCATTTACAAACTCTCTTAGAAATCTACTTACAGCTGATGTATTTATCGGTCCATTAGTATTACTGTATTTATTATGAAATAGGAAATCATTAGAGTTTTGTCCCTTAGAAAACTCTTTATATATCACAACTGCTTCTTTAGGCAAAACAATAGTTCGTTGGCTAGAGGATGTTTTGGTAAACTCTTGTCTTTCATTCCGATGTCCTTCAGTACTAATTAAAGTGCCTGAAATATTAACATACCATAGCTTTGTTTCTTTATCTTGAAATATATTCTTTACGAGCAACCCACATCCTTCTCCTACACGCATACCAGTAAGGTATAGCATTTTGAATAAAGCATAAAAATCAGTTCTCTTTTTTTCTAAACAATGGTTAAATAATTTGCTCAGTTCTTTATCGGTAAGATACCAGTTTTCTACTCGATCTTGCTTCTTAGCACGTTCATTTTTAAAATTAATTTTTACTTTTAAAGCTGGATTCTTTTTTGCATACCCAAATTGAATTGCAAAATCAAAAAGTTTTGTAAAAACCACATGATATTTATGTGCAGTAGCATTAGATAATTCATCTTTATAAAGAAGATTATTAATGTATGTATTAAGTTCAATAGTAGTAATAGAATCAGCCGATCTTTTTCCGAAAGTCCTAGAAATTTTACTAAGGCAAGCAAAGTAAGTATCTAAAGTTTTAGGTGCTAAGCCCTGATTAGACATATTAGTTTGTAAATCTTCAATAAGTTTATCCATCGTAATTTGTTTAATAGATTGAATATTTAACTTATCTTGGATCATCTTTTTGACTTTCACATCAGCTAAATTTCGAGCCTTAGCAGTGTTTTTAGTAATTGTGGTAGAACTCTTATGTACACCCAGGAAAGAGGGATCAGTATACCTAATTGAGTATTTAAATTTGCCATTTTTCAAAGGCTCTACTTGAGGAGTATAATATTTAACCATTTGATTTTTACCTCCATTTTGCTAAAATAGGGTAGACGAAAGGCGTTGAGTTACCAGCTCAACTTTTCATCTAGCATATATATGTGTTTGCTTTGAACATTGGTCAGAGTGATGACCGACCCGTGAAGTGTTATCAGCGCTTTGCGGGTCTTTTTTTATTGCTTGGCTTGGTGGATATTAGACTGTAGCATATAATTTTGAATAGCGGTACGGTAATTAAAATTCTGCTAGAATATGAGTTAGGATCACGTGTGCCCAATTTTGGGCTAGGCTTGTAAGATAATTAATATCTTGCGAGTCTTTTTTATTATTAAGCTGCGCGATCGGAACGAGCGCGCAGCTAGGGCGCCCGCGGTCAGATTCAGATTATCTCTTGTTGATTTTCGTGAATCAAAAGAAGTAAGATGATTAATGTAATGATTGTTTGGTTCATGTTTGTCACCTCCGAGTGACATGGGCACAGCTTGCTGTGCTAAACTCAGGAGAGTGACATAACATGAAAGAGCGGGCGCCCTAAGAGCTTTTAACTTCTAGGGATGTTATTTCAGCTTTTATAGTCGCCAGCCGTTTAGACTAAGTTTAATTTATTTACTTAAAAAATCAGCATTGAGTTCTGCTTGATTACAAATAAACTCTTTTTCATCAGGATAAAGTTCAAGATATCTTTTAATGTAAAAACTAATACCACCACTTAGCTCATTGTATGCGGTTCGATCTTGTGAAAATTCTAATGTATTAATTAATGTACCTAGACGACTTTGACCTTTACCATTTCTATAATCAGCTGGTGAAATTTTAAGAAGACCATGGATTATAGGATTATATGGAATTGCATGCTTTTTAGAAAAATGATTATAGATTCGTCCACCATGTGCTGATGTGTTTCTATAGTCTAAGTATAAAGATAGCAAGTTAACATATCCTTGTTCAAAAGCATTAATCTGCTGTAACAATGCCTCATCTAATCCTGTCATACGAGAAGTTACACTTCTTTTTTGTGGAGTTTTAAGAAGTCTGTACCACCAAATTAAATTTCCAAAGTTAAGTTTCTTAACAATTATCCAAGGTGGAATGTTATGGTGATCATTTCGGTAGTGGCTATATGGTTCAGACTTAGCATGCGTAATACCTTTTAGAATACTTAGCAGAGCATCAATAGGATAAACCATTTTATGAAGGGATTTATTGTATTGCTTTTTACCTGTAACGTAATTTTTTCGGTTTAAATATATTGTTTGGTCTTCAGATATTTGTTCTGCTACTGTATATGCTAATGCTTGTCTTAGGTTAGCTTCAAAAATTTCGATAGCAGACATAACCTCAGATCTTATTTTTCTATCTAAAGTAAATAATTGAAAAATATGTTCAAAAGTAATTCCAGCCTTGAATTTGTCTTCTGAATCTAATGGATTAGCTAAAAAACAATCTTTATAGCCATTAATAATTTCATAATAGCCGTAACTCAATAAATCTTTTTTGGCTGCTTCTTTATTTTGAAATAACAGACCACGTTGTTCTAGTAATTCTATTTGTTTATCAATAGTTAAAAAAGGTTTGGTATTCATTTTAATTCTCCAACACAAAAAGGACATGTATCAAAACACATGTCCTTTTTGGTACGACCGCACAGCGGTCACTTAAATTGATTAACTAAATCTTATCAGGTAAAAGGGCAATGTGTCAATCAAAAATGTATTTTTTTATACATTTTTGTAACTAGTAAGTTGAATTGTATTCTTTTTATACAATTTCCTAATAGTCTAAAAAGAAAATAATTTTTCTTTTCATTTTCATTCTCCATGACCGTCCGAAAGGGCGGCTTTTATTTTGCAGATAAATATGTATCAATAAGGTAGTAATGCTTTTTAGGGATGCTTGCTTTTTATTTTATATACGAAAAACACCTCATGGAATATCTACCATGAGGTGTTTTAACGACCTGTGTACTTTACAGGCATTTTAGCTATATCCTAATGATAAATATAAAAACATAAATTTTCAATAATAATTACTTGGTTTTCCTATGTCATCGTCAACTTGAACGGCAGCAATTTCATCATTTTAACAGTGTCACCTGATATAATTTTCTTGAGGTGAACAACATGAAAGAGACAATATATTTTACAAAAGAGGATGGCAATAATAGATTGCTTTTTACTTCTGATAATGGAAACACTAATTGGCGAGGTGCTATTAGTGAACTTGGTTTAAAAAAGGCAGAAAAGCAGTTGGGACACAAACCAACAAATATATACATGTTAGTTGATGGTTGTGAAATAAAGCTAATTTAATCCAAGTTTATTTTTTATATAACTTTCTGCTACTGCTGCAATAATAGTTATAGAAGCATTGCCAACTTTTTCTTTATCATAAATTTGTTTTAAAAATTTATATTTATCCATAGTACCTTTTACTACATATCAAACCCAACGTGAATAGCTTTACCCAGAATACGGCCTGGATTATCTTCGTTTAAGATGATAGGGTCGTATTTTGTGTTTATAGGATAGGGCGGTTTTTATTTTGGTTAGAGAATTCATATTAGAGAGCCTTTTTGTAATAAAAAAAGCCCTCTATTCAATTAGAATAGAAGGCTAAAGGGACTATATCCCACGTAAAAATGTTTAAGGAGCTTAATCTCCAAGTACCTATATTATTACATATTCTTTCCTTCTATTCAAGTTATTTGGAAATGTATAATTTCATTAGTTCATCACTTATTGATTTCATGAATCAAAAGAAGTAAGATGATTAATGTAATGATTATTTGGTTCATGTTTGTCACCTCCGAGTGACACAGGCACAGCTTGCTGTGTTAAACTCAGGAGAGTGACATAACATGAAGAGAGCGGGCGCCCTAAGAGCTTTGTGCTTAAGGGATGCCTGTTTCTTATTTTATATACGAAAAACACCTCATGGAATATCTACCATGAGGTGTTTTAACGACCCGTGTACTTTACAGGCATTTCAGCTATATCCTAATGGTAAACATAAAAATATTGGTTTTCAACAATAATTACTTGGTTTTACTAGTCATCGTCAGTCTGAATAGTTGCAATTTCATCATTTTAACAGTGCCACCTGATATAATTAGTCTTGAGGTGAGAAAATGATTAATAAAAGTACTACACCTAAAATATCTGAATTACTTTCGAAAAATGTAGACTTGAAACGTCAATTAAGAATAGCGAAAGAATTACAGCAAAATAAAGTAATAGACTTGAATGTTCAAAAAGTGATAAAAGTTACTTATCGAGTCGGATTAGGAACACCAGATGATCCAGTAAGAGAAATCAAGTCTTATTGGGATGAAAATGGATCTCATTTATTTGATTTGTGATTTCTGCTTACGGGTGGATTTTTAATCATTAATTTAACATTTATTTGACTAATGAATATATCCAAATAAGCCTTCAGCTCTTGCAGTTTCTGATTAGTATCAAAATTTTGTGGTCGATTCCAATGCGCATAATCATTTCCATTAATTCTTACGACATCGGCTGATACACCTAAAGCGTCAGAATCTTTAAAGTAATGACCAATTGCACTATTTAATGTATATTTACTTACTTTTTCAACATCGTCACTTGAAAATTTAACTGCAAAGTCCTTAATTAGTATTTCTTCAGCTGCACGATATCCAATACCAGCAAGTTCTATATTTCCGTTATTTTCAGCTTGTTCTGCTTGATGATACATATCGACAAAACGTGGTGAAAAATCACTTATTCGTTTTTCAAACTGTCTTAAGCTGCTAGATGGAGTATACGTAAGCAATTGGGGATCAGAATCATCACTATCTGGAAATACTTTTTGAATTGACCAATGGTCTTTTTGACAACTAGGACAGTGATGACGCATGTAAATAATTTTAAAGCCACTGTAATGAGTGTGTCCTTCAATAGAGGATTGAGGATTATTAATTTTTCCGCAATTAGGACATATATCTGGAATTAAAAATTTAGTACGACGATAATTAGGAATTTGTTGATCAATCTGATAAATTCTATATTGCATAAAAATCTCCTATAATTTTACATATCAAACCCAACATGAATAGCTTTACCTAAGATACGGCCTGGATTATCTTCGTTTAAGATGATCGGGTCGTATTTTGTTGTGTTGATAGGATAGAGAAATACATCTTTGCCGACGTGCTTAACCTTCTTTAAGGTAGCTCTGGTGTCATCGTCAACTTGAACGGCAGCAATTTCATCGTCTTCAACAGTAGGTTGCTTATGGATAAGAACAAGAGCACCGTCTGGAATAAGTGGTTCCATCGAATCACCTTGGCATCTTAGTGCAAAAAGTTCATCTTTTTTCGGTTCTTCTTCAAATAATTCATAAGTGTAGCCCTCAATGTTCTGTTCGGCCAAGATAGGTTCACCGCATGCGATTGTTCCTATAATAGGAACTCGAACGTAATGCATCCCTGATGTGTCGATAGAATTGGAGGGAGTAGGTTCTGAATCTAGTTCAAAAGAATATCTTGGATCTATATCACTTTTTTTAACATTTAATGCTAAAGCGAGTTTTTCCAAGTTTCCAGCATTAGGAGTAGATTTTTCTCGAAGATAACCGGATAACGTTGTAAGAGGTATACCAGCTTTTCTGGCTAATTCAGATTGTGTCATTCCATGCATATATTCTTTTAAATTAGCAGATATTAACTTTCGAGCGGCTTGTTCGAAAGCTGATAATTTATTTCTCGGCATTATTTAGCCTCCTTTCTCTAACTGATCTTAAAACTAAACTTTTAAGATTAATTGAGTTTATGCCTATATTATAATAGAAATTCCGTAGTTGTGTTCATTTTTATACAAAAATACTAGTTTATTAGTTGACATTACTAATAAACTAGTATAATATAAAATCGAACTTGAACGAGAGGAGGAAATATATGAGTCAAAAAGATGTGAAACTTACGCTCGAAGCGGCTCGAATAAATGCAGGATATACACAGGCTCAAGCTGCGAATGCACTAGGACTAAAGTCGACAACACTTGCAGGTTGGGAAAAGGATAGCACTAGATTGTCATATATAGAAGCACATAGATTAGCTAAGTTATATGGAATAACTCCTGATTTGCTTTTTTTTGGCAAAAAATACGACTTTATTAGTAGAATGAAGAAAGAGAGAAAGTAATGAATAATCAATTGAAAGTTCTAGGTACAAAACATATCGGTAAGATTACATTCACTGGAATTGAGGGTGGATTTGGACCAGGTAAGAAAGCAATTTTAGCAAAAGACACTGCTAGAATTCATAATCAGCCAGTTGGAGAAATCAATAGAAGAATCAATAACAATCGTAAGTGGTTTAAAGACGGTGTCGATATTATTGACCTGAAATCCGTTATGGCTCAAAACCATAACGAAATTGGATTTACCCAAAATGCTTGGAATCGTGCTAAGAACATCTATCTCTTATCTGAGCGTGGATATGCCAAGCTTTTAAAAATCCTAGACGACGATAAAGCTTGGGAAATTTATGACGAATTAGTAGATAACTACTTCAACATGCGAGTAGCAGTTAAGGAAAATAAGCCAGCGATTGTTAATCAAGAGCGTTTAGCAATTATGAAAGATAATTCAGCTACTAGAAAAGCCAATATTCTTTACAAAATTGCAATGCACACTAAGTCCGATTCTTCTAAGGAAATGTTATTGGCAAAAGCAGCAAGCTTAATTACTGGAGAGATGACAATTCCAGTAATGGAGAAGAAGACCTATACGGCTACTGATATTGCTAATGAATGTGGAATTAAAGCTCAAGCAGTTGGGAAAATTGCTAATCGTCTTGGCTTAAAAGCTGAACAGCCTGGTCAAAACAAATATGGTCGCTGGGCAAACAGTAAGTCACAATATTCAGATAAAGAAGTTCCACAGTGGCTCTACTTTGAAGAAGGCAGAGAAGCAATTAAGAAGGAATTGGAGGAATAATTATGAACTACGAAAATGTTAAAGATGCACTTAAAGAATTAGTTGCTTTGAATAGTCCTGGTACAACTACACAATACTTGTTCTATCTGTCACGTAAAGATAAATAAGCAGGAAGGAGTGTTCGATATGGATGAAACAATGATTGAAATTAATGCCGTGATTGATCAATTAGCATCTAAATTAATTCAAAAAGATGAATTTGATTACGACATTAAAGATGCACTTATTTCAATGCTAGAAGCAAAGGAAAATTATTCACTAGCATTAAAAAAAGCCAAAACTAGAAAATAATCTAGTTTTGACTAGTCAAGATTAATGATTAGATGATTTCACCTGGCTTAAAACACGCTTATAAATTCTAAAATACTCAGTTACCGCAGACAACGAAGTATTAGAAGTATTTTTCTTTTGAGCACTTGCTACAGCCAAGGCAACAGTTATATCATGAGCGATTTGTTCATCTGTCATAAAATTCACCTCCATTTACAGGATGAATTAATTATATCTCATAGAAAGGAATGCTTATTATGGTAAATAATCTTCAATTATTTAAGTTTGAAGGGAAAGAAGTTAGAACTTTAAAAATTAATGATGAACCATATTTTGTAGGGAAAGATGTGGCAACCATTCTTGGATATGCAAAGGCGGCTAATGCAATTAGTCAACATGTAGATGATGAAGATAAAGGGGTCACTAAAATGATGACCCCTGGGGGAAATCAAAATATTCAAATTATTAACGAATCAGGGATGTACAGTCTCATCTTAAGTAGCAAACTTCCAAATGCTAAGAAGTTTAAGCACTGGGTAACAAGCGAAGTTCTTCCAGCTATTCGAAAGAATGGATCATATCAATTACCGCAAACACCAGAAGAACGTTTGAAACTAGCAATGGAAGCTACCATTCATTTGGACGAGCGAATGACTAACGTAGAAAAAGATGTTGATTTTATTAAAAATACGTCTGAAATTGACTTAAACCAACGATTTAAACTGCGAAAAGCAAGAGATAGAAAATCGGTAGAAGTTTGCGGTGGTAAGAAGAGCAATTTTTACAAAGATAAAAATAAAAGACGCAAAGTTTTTCGTCAGTTAGAGCATGATTTCAAAGATTCGTTTGTAATTTCAAGATATGAGGATTTATCAAAGAAAGACTTTGATAGAGCAATTAATTTCATCAGTAATTGGTATCCATCATATCCGCTACAACAAGATATTCAACGAATGAATGCACAGACTGATTTAGGTCTATAAGCGATGTAAGAATTGGAGAAATAATGATGAACTACGAAAATGTTAAAGATGCACTTAAAGAATTAGTTGCTTTGAATAACCCTGGTACAACCTTTGGCAAAGTTTCAACAATTATTGATTCAGGGGTAAAGACTGGAGAACGAAAGTTTGAAGTAAAGGATCTTCAAGAATCTAATTATGAATTGTTGGCTAATGTATGTGACTTACTTGGTTTGAGTGACATTTATCTTGATGAGGAGGAAGAGTAAATGAAAAGATACACAGTGACATCTAAGCCTATTGAAGCAACTGAAACGCTTAAACAAATTCCAATAGCTAAAGAAATCATTGCTGTTTTAAGAAGCCATGATCTTAATTATGAAGATGCAAAAAAAGCACTTGATTGTGCAAACCAAGTACTTTTGAATTATTTGCTTGACAAAAAGATTTAGTTGTTATTAAGCCAATCTTTTACGTTTTGTCCAGCATTTTTAGTTTTCTCTTGTTCTTTTTGATACTCAGCATATTGTTCAGCATTAGCACCGACTACATAGCTTGTTTCGTAGTCAGCTGGTTCACCTGAATTTACTAATTTAGTACCTACATGAAGAAGCTTCCAACCCTTTTGCAAATACTTATTAGCACGTTCATTTGAATAAATGTCATCAAATTCAAGAGTAAAAACAATGTCTTTCACGAGTAAATCATCTCCTTATTTTCAGATCATCAATGGGCAACTAAAAATATTATAACACAGTATATTGTGGGAACATAAGTGCGAGGCACAAAATATGTGGAACAAAATTGAAAAAATCTTAAAAGAAAAACATATGTCAATATATCGTTTAGCTAAGGAAAGCGGAGTTAACGAGAACACATTACGCAATTATAAAAAGAATTATTCGAATCCTGACGGTGTTGATCCGAGTTTTAAAAATGTATGCAAAATTGCTGATGCTTTGAATGTTTCTCTTGATGATTTAAGAGACAAAGAAAAGTAACCGACAAAGGTCAGCAATACTTTATTAATAAGTTTTTGAGGGATGAGGAAGAGTAAATGGAAGAAAAAGATGACATTTCGATTTTAAACTTAATCGAAAAAAATATAAGCAAAATAAAAGTTTCACATAATTTTCAAGCAAAAAGTTTCTACATTTCTACAATTGAAAAGTTATGTGAAGCGTACGATCAACAGATTAGTGCTGAACTAATTAATTTTCGAGAAGAAAAGCCATCGGTTAGGAAACCAATGACTAAAGAACAGTATGATGAATTCTTTAAAAATGCTGGGATTTTACCCAATCAAGAATTTTTGGACAAAAAGGAAAGTAAAGAATGATTGAACTAGCTGTAGTAGCAATGTGGGTATTTGGATTAATAATTGTAACTTTGATGAGTTATGAAAAAACAAAAAACACCACATTGAATGTAGTGTCAGTAATCTTAATTCTCATAATTACAACAATTATTGTTGCTTCTTTAAGTCATAGTTAAATGCTTTCAAGGTAGCAAGAACAGATTCATTAGCTGTATCAAAATCGTTTTGATCAGCCCCATATTCACCAGCTTTAGCGATTTTTGACAAAGTATCGTTAACTAATTTTTTCTCTTCTGAATTACAAATTGGTAATACTTGACCAGCTGATTTTTGCGCTTGTCTTAGATTGTTTATGTCACCAAATTGGTTAAGGCAAGAAGCTAAATCGCCTAGAAAATTAGAAATTAAATTATTTTTGAAATCTTGCATAGCTTGATTTCTCTTAAGTTTTTCATTTTCTTGCGCAAACTTTTGCTTGGTCAATTCTAATTCTTTAACAGTTTTGTTATTGCTTCGATTATTCAGAAAAGTAACAACAGAGGCTACTACAGCAACAATGATGCTACCAATTTGACTAATTAATGCCCAGTTCATTTAACTATGTACTCCTTATTAATTCTATTGAAATTATAGCAGAAAACGAGATGAGTAGGGATGGAAGAAAAGAAAATTAGCATAGATAAAGAAATACTAAAAACGATAGAACATACTGCTAACATTGCTGCAATGACTGGTAGCAGGAAGAATTATGGAATTTATATTAGTACGATTTCAAGCTTATCAAATGTACTTACTGTTTTAGGTAATTTAGAAAAAGAGCCGCCGAATAAAATTAAAGTTTATGGTAGCGGTCAAATAGCAGCTGAAATTGAAGATAAATAAATCACAATCGGAGGTAATAAAAGAGGTATCCAGATATGAATTTATCAGAAGAAGATATTAAACGAATTGCTAATGAAGTATATGAACTTCAAAAGCGAGATAAACAATTTACTGTCAAAAAACCAGTATATAGCAAAGAATGGATCAAGTTGAGCAAAGAGATTGATGCTTGGTGCCATGAAAATAAAGATGGTTATGGTGCTGGATATCAAACGTTGCACGATCAAATTTATGGAGCAATTAGATTCGTCACTGGTTGTAGTTGGATTAAAAGTTTAACTAAATATGATATACCGCCGGCTAGATTTATCTTTGAGCAAATGACATCTGAATTTAAGAAAAATAGAGGTAAATAAAAATGGACGAAGAATTTATCAATGCATTACGTGATTACACATTAAAAGTAATGAAAAAAGAACAGTCTCCAGAATTAGTTAGCAAGTTAGTTGCTGAACTTATGGAGTTGCAAAGGTAGGTGAGCAGAGATGTCTATAAAAGGTGCAATAAAAGATGTGTCTAAAATGGACGATATTTTAACGCCTAAGGAAGTTGAAAAGAAGTATAGCTGGTCATACTCAACGTGGCGAAGAAGACGCGAGGAGTGCTTAGTTTCTCCATATAAAGATGCAATTGTAATGGAGAGCCAACGAAGATGTCATGTTAAGGCTAAGAGGTTTGAAGAGTTTCTAGATTGGAAGTCACAACAAATCTATGATGAGCAGTTTGGGTTAGTTTAGGAGTTTAAAAATGTATAAAACAGATATTTTAATTTCAAAATGGTTTAACAAGAAGGTTAATGATTTCTTCGAAACAAATTTGAGTACAAGAGAAAGTGATATCTTCATGTTCACTGGAATCTTTTCAGCATTAGTAATTTTCGTGATTCTCTTCTATTGCGTAATCATGCCGAACATATAGGAGGGATGAAATGCTTAGTATTAAAACGATGCATAAGTTAGTTTTAAACTCTAATGTTTATCAACTAAAACAACCAATTCAAAAAGATAGATATACAGTGCTATTTGAAAAAGAGCTAGAAAAAAGCCCATCGCTAACGGTAATTAGTGATGGACTGTTAAAAAATAAAAACCATATTGATTATAGCATGTGCACTATCAGGCGGTGAACAAGATGGTACGGATTAAAAAGGTCTACGACAAGAATTATACCGTTATTGGAAATACTTCTATAAATGATAGCGGGTTGTATTTAGCAGATAAGGGAATGCTTGAATATTTGTGGTCAAAGCCTGACGATTGGGATTTCTATGCAAGAGAAGTAGCAAAGCATCAGAAGGACGGAATAGATGGAGTAAATTCTGCATTACGTCACTTAGAAGAAAATGGTTATTTATGTAGAGGTCGAGTTAGAAATGAAAAAGGACAGCTTAAAGGAAGCAAGTGGCTTTTATCAGAAACTCCAAAAAAAGAATGGAGTGAATATTATCAAAAGAAATGCGAAAAAAGAAAGAAAAAGCCTAAAGTGGAAAAACCAATACAGGCTAAGCCTAAACAGGCTGAACCTAAACAGGAAAATCCAGGACTACTAAATACTAACCAAACTAAATACTCACCTAACAAAATAAAGAACTTTACTAAATCTCTCTCTAAAGAAGAGAGGGAGAGAGATAAAAATCTAATTGATATATTAATCAATCATTTAAATAATACTGCTGAATTGTGGCAAAGAGAACCAATTATTTTTTCTGAGAATGAATACAGTAGGTTAATTAAAGCAGTACATGGTAAAGATCCAAGATTATTAAAAGAAATTGCTGAGAAAACAGTAGTTAACAGTGAACAATATCCGCAAGGCTATTTGCTGAACTGTATCAAGAATTTACCAGATGTGAAAGAAGAGAGTGCATGATGGATAAATACATTTATAGCAAATCATGGTATGGACGTCGAATAGTTGTTAAACAGTTAGCGTATGAGGATATAGGTCCATACTTTGCAGGATACATCGAATTAAAGAAAGATGATCCTAAGGATTGGTTGAGACATGCTGGAGTGGGAGATCAGGATTATTTTTATGGAGTTGATCCTTTTACTTCGTTTCCAGGATGCCCTACATTTGCTGGATATCTATTAGATGATGAACATCATATCTACGTTGGCTTTGATACGCAAGAATTTGCAGCTGCATACAACAGGGATGATTGCATTGAAATTTTAAAAGAGGTAGCCAAAAAATTAGCATCCCACAATAAATAGAAATTAAGAAAGGCAAGAAGAAAAAATGGGAAGATACAATTTTAAAAACTATGAGTACAGCAAAAAAGATAATTTAAACAGTAATTTGGATATTAATAAGCTTTCTAAGGAACTAGTTAACAGGCCATTAAACTCATCATATCGAAAGAATGATTCTTACAAAGTGGGAGTTGTCTTATATTTTATGAGTGGCCAAACATATAAGACACCAGAATTTACAGTTGACGATATTTATGATGCACTGCAACGAAATAAACGCTGGCTTGATCAAGAAAATGGCGGAGCAATTAATCTAGGCTATGTTGTAAGATACAGTACTTATAAGTTTTATGAAAGGTCAGAACATGGTAGAGCTTAAGTTTGCATGGAGAAAAGAAAAGCGTGAGGGTTTACCTAAAGAAGATCAGGAAGATCTTAGTTTAGATCATCAGAATATAAAGGTAGCACGCAACGAGTTATTTTTTATCATACTAAATGTGGAAAAGAATGGGCACCAATTGCAGGAGAGGTTATGTATAAAAATTCTCACTGTCCTTGTACTTCTAAATTTAGAAATCATGATTATGGGTGTAATAGAGTTGATAAATTTCTTGAATCTCATAATTGTAAAAGAATTGGTGAATATAAAGATATGAAACACCCCATTAAAATATTTTCTGAAAAATGTAAACATACTTTTCTTAGAACACCAGATATTCTTCTTAATCAAAAAGCTGGAGCTAAATGCCCAATTTGTAGGAAAAAGCCTGCCAGATTTCAAATTAGCAACTTTATGAAAGAAGAAATTAAATGGAGAAAATCTAAAGGATTTACTCAGAAAGATGTTGGGGATCTTATACATTGTTGCGATCATCTAATATCAGATTTTGAAAATGGGCATAAAAGACCATCAAAGAAGCAAATTGCTGAAATTAAAAATTATATGGAAGCTTTGACTATTGGGGATGATGACGTGATTAGAGAGGCAGTTGACGATAAGCAATGAAAGTAATAGATAAGCGAGGAAAAAAGCAAGCTAATGACTGGCAAGTTGGTGATGTAGTTTGTTTTTGGGAAGATGTCGAAAATAAAAAATATGCGATTATTACACATATTAGTCAAGAAGATGGATATGGATTGACCAACTTAGGTGCAAATGCGGGTACTGAGCACGTTCTATTTGCAGATACACCGTCTTCAGTAATTGATATTTTAATTGACCGTGGCTTTCACTTTGAAAAGGTAAACGCAAAGCTGGTGATTGAATGATGCTTTGCAGTGCAGTTGCCTTTGTAGAAGGCTATGATCCTAAAATTAAACTAAGTCAAAAACAGTTACTTAATATGGTGCATCAAATTAAGCCTAATGAGCCTTTACCAAAAGAAATAGATGGCTATAAGGTTAAACCTTGCGATGATTATTCGAAAAGATATTTAATTTATATTTTTTACAGATTGGAGAACTAAATATAGAATGCTAGCAACAGATAATAAATGTAAATACTGTCAAGGTAATGAACCGCTGGTAAGTTTTGATGATACTCCAATACAAATTTACATGGGTTTCAATGAAGATTCAGCTTTATCGGTTGATGTGGATTCTGCAATTTACAATTTAACTTTTGAAATTCAAGCAATTTATTGCCCAATGTGCGGGAGGAGACTATGAAAATTAGAGTTTCGTGGGATTCGCCAGATTATTATCAACCCACAGAAGATACTTATGAAGATATT